GCCGTTGGCCCGGCTGGACCTTCTTGAAGGCGTCGCCGGCCATCAGGTGCCAATCCCCAAAAGCGAGAAATCCCCATACGGGTAAACCTGCTCCACATAAGCCGCCGCCGGCTGCTTGACGAGCACGTCGGCGTCCTCGGCGTCCTGGTAGCGGACCCAGAGGTACTCCCAACCCTTCTTGTCGATCCCGGTGATGTCGCCGACGGTTAGTCCGGTTGCGTTCGGACTGGCGGCGAAGCTGAACGTGATCTCCCAGTCCTCCTGGCCGCGTTGCGAGCCGGAAGCTCCCATGAACAGCACCTCGCCGGGCGCGAAGCCCTTGAACGGCGCGCCGTTGACCTTGCCGGTGAGGTAGAAGAGAGTTGCCTTGTAGGCGGATGTGATCAGCGCGACGGGAATGTAGTGCGTTTCCTTGAAGTTGTAGACCGGGATTGTGATGTCGGTCCCTTCGACCGAATCGTTGTTGACACCGATGGCTCCCTGGCAATCGGGTGGGTCCTCGCCGGGTGGGGCGTAGCTGTTGACCGTTTGCAGGCTTTGCGTGATGTGCGTCGTGCCGCCGCCGGTGTCGAATGAGAAGGACGACTCGCCGGGCTCCTTCGGTTCTTTCTTGCCGTAGCGAACCGACACTTCCCACAGGCCGCTGCCCTGGTGGGAGATGTGGTAGTTCTGGAAGATCAGGCCGGCGTAGATCGCGGGAATCGTGGCCTCGACGATGGCGCGCACGGCCACGTCGTCTTCCGTGCCATCGACGACGTACAGCAGTTCCACGGATGGGTTCTCGACCCCGACGGTGGTCTCGCGGCTGTCGTACTTCTCGATGATCACTGCCATCGATCAACCCTCACACGAAGACCAATCCGCCGTTCTGGGCCTCACGCACAAGCTGGCCGGTGTTGCGGGCGACCTGCTCGCTGGCGCGGGCGGTGCGCTCGGCCAGGCTGTCGGAGCCCAGGCCGGCCACGGCGAAGGCACTGAAGGTTCCCTTCACGTCGGTCTTGGCCTCGGCCTCATCCAGGCCTTCCAGGTCGAGTTCAGGCCGGCGCCGGCGTTGGTCCTCGCGGTCCATTGCTTCGAGCGCTCGTTGCATGTCCGCTTCTTCACGCTGGGCGGCCAACTCTGCGGCGCGTTCCTCCAGCGCCCGCTGCGCCTCGGCCACGCGCTCCTGGTCGGCGGCGTTGGCTGCCTCCATCTCCCGCTGTCGTTCGCGGCGTTCTTCTTCCTGCATCTGGTTGAGGGCGTCCTCGCGCTGCGCGCCGGCCTCGCGCGCCTGATCGACGCGCCGGCCACGTTCCTGAACTCGGCGACTGAGCCGTTCGCGGGCCTCGCGATTCTGCTGTTCAACCTCGCGGTTAATTGCCTCGACTTCGCGGCGAGCGGTGGACGGACTGAACAGGTTCCGCACGCGCGCCCAGGCCCGGCGGAAGAAGCCGACGAACTCGTTGAAAGCGATCTGCAGGCCGGTGCAGAAGGTGTCCCAACCGTCGGCCAGGGCATTGACCACGGTCCAGAAAGCGACCTCGATCCCGGTCCAAGCCGAGTTGAATGCGCGGGCAACCGCGTAGACAGCGCTCCAGAACAGCTCCACGAAGAATGACTTGAAGCTGCGCCAAGCTGCAGTGATGGCGGCGATGCCGGTTTCCCAGACGACCTGGATGCCGAGCCAGGCGACCTCCATCGCCCCGGCCAGGTCGCCGGCGGCGATGGCATCCTGAATCCCTTGCCACGCCGTGCCCGCCGCGCCGAGCAGTTGATCGAACCCCTCGCCCAACGACTCCAGGGCCATGTTGCCTTCGTCGGTTGCGAAGAGGACGGCGGCGGCGATCCCTCCGACCGCCGCGACCACGAGGCCAATGGGTGTGAGGAGAAGTCCGATGACGGTGCCGAGCAGGCTGATCGCCGTCGTCACGCCGGTAATGGCGAAGGTCACCACGCCGATCGCCGTGCCAACCACGGAGATGATGGTGCCGAGGACCATCAACGCCGTGCCGATGCCGATGATGGCCGCGATGACCGCTGCGATGATCGTGACCGTCTCTCGGTTCTCGTCGATCCAGCCCGCGACGTTGGCGGCGACGCGCGTGATCCACTCGGCAAGTTGCTTGAGCGTGGGCGCCAGCGCCGCGCCGACCATGAAGGCGACCTGCTTGAGCGACCGCCACAGCGTAGACAGCGCATCGCCGAATGCCTCGGCGGCCTCGGCATCCTCGGTGCTCATCGTGAGGCCGAGGCTGTTCGCTTCGCGGCGAAGGTCCTGAATGCCGTTGGCCCCCGAGGACAAGAGCGGCATGAGGCTGGCCCCGGTTCGCCCGAAGATCTCCATTGCCATCGTGGCGCGATTGGCCGGGTTCTGAATGCGCGAGAGGCGATCTGCGATCAGCTCGAATTGCTGATCAGGAGACAGGCCACTCAGGTCTGCGATGGTCAAGCCGAGCCGGTTAAGGTTTTGTCGTGCCGAGGCCGATCCGCGGGCGGCCTCAATGACGTTCCGGCTCATCGTGCGGAGGCCCTTCTCCAGGTCCTCCGCGCTGGAGCCCGACTGTTCGGCGGCGTAACGCAGTTCGGACAGCGCCTCGACCGCCACACCGGTCCGCTGGGACATGTCGAGCATGTCGCTCCCCATGTCCGAAAACAGCTTGGCCGCGCCGAGAAGCGGAAGTGCCAGGGCAACGCCCAGGCCGGCGATGCTGGCGCCCAATCCCGTGATGCTCGCTCCGAACGCCTTCAGCTTGGCGGAGGCGGCGTTGAGCCCCTTGACGAGCCGACTGTCTTTGACGAACAGCTCGACGTAGGCTGCACCGGCGCGAATCCCCGAAGCGGCGGCCATCGTCATCTCCGATCCACGAACACACGCTTGAGCACGTCAATCGATGCCTTGCGCACCGGAAGCTCCCGACGCCGGTGGTACGGGTTGAAGTCCACGGGCTTGTAGGGCGACGGCTTCTTCCGATGATCGCGATGGATGTTGGCGGTCAGCGCCATCAGGGCGGACGTGTGCGCCCAGCGCTCGCGGCTCCGAGCCTCGGCCATTAGGCAGAGTTCCCGGAGGGTGAAGGGACCGGGGTCGATTCCGAGGACTCCGGCGCAATGCCAAATGAGCGTAACAACTTGTTCGCTTCGTGGTCGGCGTCGAACTTCTCCAGCACCTTCTCGGCCTGGCCCATCAACCGGTCCCGCACCTTCCGGCTTTCCGTCACGATCTTTCGCAGGCTGTTCCGCGCCCTCGCTTCGGGGAAAAAATCGATCAGTTCCTCCAGGAAGGCGTCCGTAGCCAGCGTGATCGCATCACCCGCGAGCGCCCGGCCAAAGTCCTCGTCGCTGATCTTCTTCGCGTCGGCCTCGTCCTTGCACAGGCAGAACAGCACGTCCGCGAGCATCACCGGATCGCCGACCAGCGTGCCCAGCGGCTTGAAGCCGTCGTCGACCAGCTTGTACAGATCAACATTGAGCAGGCCGCGCACGCGCTTGATCGCCGCCACGTTGATGGCGATGGTCCAAGTGCGACCCGCGTTGTCGGTGAAGGTCCGCATCGATCACTCCAGGTAATTCACTTCGCCACGCGAATCGGAATTGGAAATGGCTGCCATTCGTCCTCGAAGTCCGCAGGCCAGGAGCGGAGCGGAATCGGCACTGGAATCCAGGTCTCCTCGGCGTCGGAGGTCTTGGGTCGGGTTCGCTGTGCGACCTCCGCCGAACAGCCCCACATCGACACTTTGCGGCCCATACCGCTCGTGCAGCAGACCACGGAGATGAGTTCGTTCGTGTCGCTGCGGAAGATGCCGCCGCCGGAATCGCCGGACGACACACTCAGGCTCATGCGCAACTGGCCCTGACCGTTCTCGCGCTCCACCACCGTGCCGTCTTCTCGATTGCCCGGCTTGTCCACGCCGTAACCCATGTGCCAAATCGGCGTGCCTGGCTCGGGGTTCTTGGCGGCAACCAGGGCGTATGGCAGGTCAGCCACTTCTTCCTCGGTCACGCACCAGGCCACGTCGGGCCCTTTGTGGTGGGCCACAACCCGAAGGCCGAGCGACCGGCCATCTTTGAGTGTGAGCGTTCCTTTCTGGCCAACGCCCGACACGCAGTGGGCGGCGGTCAAAACGTCCCAGCGGCCGTCGGCCCGACGTGGTCCGATCACTGTGGCCGTGCAGCCCGCGCTGCCGAAACGAATGCGGCCAAGGGCGCCTACGGGATCGAGTTTGCCGTCGCCCGGCGGCTTGGGATCGGGTTTCGGCGGCACTGGCGGCACCGGCGTGCAGGACTCGATGGTCACGCTGACGCGGGCTTCCTCGACCATGAGGTTACCGTCGGCGTTGGTGATCACCAGCAACTCGACTTCGTAGGTGCCGGGATGAGCGGCGAATTCCAGGACGCCGCGCGGCGTGGTCGCCCGCTGCACGTCCTTTGATGGATGCACGCGCCAGAGGATCGCGGCCTTGGCATCTATGCCCTCGGCGCGGAGCCGGACCAGGGAGTGGGGTTTGTACTTGGTCTCGCCCGCGATGCGAACGGTGTCCGCTCGCGTCGCGCCAGGAACGAGTGCCAGCACCAGAAAAACAAAAGTCGAACGCATGCTGCCTCCTCAATGAGAATCAGGGAACGATGATCCACGCAGGCGGGTTGATCGCGTAGGTCGGCTTCACGGTGACGCTTACCGTGATGGCCTCTTCCAGCGCCTCGTTGCGGCTGAAGTTGGTGACCATGCACGTCGCCCGCAGACCCTGGGAACCAGCCACGGTGATGTCTCCGTCCATGACCGCGAACTCCATTGCGGCGCGGTTCAGGAAGGTATCCCGAATCGCGCCGAAGTCGTCGTCTGCCGTGTCCCAGACCATCTCGAACTCGATGGACCCGTCCTTGAGCGTGGCGACCGTAGCCCGCCAACCGGCATTACCGCGCGTGGTCACGTCCGCTTCGCCGGCCTCCAGGTTCAAGGTCACGTCCTTGACGTTGTGGATCTCGTTCCACACCGGAGCGGGGATGGTGCCCGTGTTGCGGTAGAGCTTGGCGTCGAGGCCGAGTTTGACTGCCATGATTGCGTCTCCTTAGCGGACCGAATCGCGCCACATGGCCGACAGCTTGGGCTTTTCCGCTTCAATGGCCGGCTGCATGAATGGCCGGGGACGATAGCGCACGCGCCGCGCCTTGCCGCGATCCTCGATGACTGCGTCGCCGCCGTGCTCCAACAGGCGCGGCGCCTGCGATCCTTCTTTCGTCAGGGTCGGACCAATGACCACGCTTCGGCGCTGCGGGTCGTAGGCGAAGAGGACAAACTTCCGCAGCAAACCCACGTGCGAGTACGGCGGCTGCCCTGGCGGGCTGGTCCCTTTCCGCTTGCGGATCGACGTCTTGGCCCGCTGCCGGACGAACGCGCCGAACTTCGACAGCACCTTCCGCGTGCCGGCGTCCACCGACCGCTTCACCTTCTCACGGTCGAAGAAGCTGCCCTTGGCGGCCTGGAACGTCATGCCGATCATGCCTCACCTCCAGACGCGAAACGTCAGCGTGAGGACGCTGGTGAACTGCCGCAGCTCGTCGAGGTGCTCCAGCGCATAGACCGGTTCGTTCTTGACCTCGGTACAGCGAGCCTCGGTGTAGTTCGCCAACGGCTGCTTGCGAAAATGGTCGGCGATCTCCTCGACCAGCGTCATGAGGGCATCGAGCGACGCCGAGGCCATGTCGGTCCTCTTTTGCACGGCCACGTCGATCTGGTAATCGACGCCGTCCCGACGCCGGTCCAGCGCCTTGCCGGCCAGCGACCGAGGCACGACGCTGACCTTCAGCTCGCTCATCTCCGACAGCTCGAAGTTCGGCTGGTAGTGCCGCTCGGCCGTCAGCGGTTGGCTGAACGTGGTCCCGTTCAGCTGGGCAACCACGGCGTCGGCAATGTCGATGATCACAGCCATCTACTCGGTCCCCACCTGCTTCGTGTGAATCCGCAGCACCTTGCGAAACACGTCCGACCAGCGCCACGGCGGCTCCTTGCCGGGGGCCATGACCTCGTAGATGAACGTCTTGGTCCCCTGCGTCTCGCGGATCACGTCGCCGCGTTCGGGAAGCGTGGGCAATCCGCCGAGAACGAGGTCCGCTGCATGAATCAGGAAGTCGCGATCGGTCCATTCCATCCGCACGCCGCCGTAGCCGTCGTCGAGCTTGAGCAGCGTCCGGCCGACCGTGGCCTGCACCGTGACCTGCTCTGCGCCCCGCCGGTAGACGACCTGTCGCGAGGCATGCGTCTTGAGCTGGTCGGCCAACCAAGCGGAGCCGGTTTCGAGCAGGTCAGGCATCGCTTCCTCACTGGCTCAGCTTCACGCGGACGGTCGCGTCGGTGTCGCCAGCCGCCTTGACGCACTTGCCGATTTGCTTGTTGCCCGTGGCCGTAGTCGTCGCTTGGTTGGCAGCATCGTCCCAGTAGACGATGGCCCCCACAGCGATGGCCGTGCCGGCGCCGGTCGCCTTGGCAAAATCGCAGACGCCCTCGACCGCCAAAGCGCCAAGCTGGTTGGCCTTGATCGGTTGCTTGGCGACGCCGACCAGGTCCCCTTGCACGACCACGTCGCCGGCAGCCACGTCCGCCGCCGGCGTGTAGTCGATGCATGCACCCTCGTGAACGAAAACGGCTTGTGCCATCGCTTGGTCTCCTTGGGGTTACGCTTCACCCTTCGCCTTCACCCCGCCGCGCGGGTCCTGCAAAGCACAACCGAAGTCGTGGTAGCCGCGCATCTGCACGCCCAGCACGTGGAAGTCCGCCTCGGCCGTTTCGATGGTGGGCGACTCCTGGCCGTTGAGGAACGCGACCTCGATGACCGGCAGGTCGGTCGGTTCGGCCAGGAGATACCAGGCCTTCGACGAGTTGCCTGTGTACTGGGCGTTGGACATGTAGCGGCTGACCTCGACGCGGAACTTCCCCTGGTGCGGGTTGGACACCGGATACTTGACGTTCGAGGTCGTGTCCCGCAGCTCCATCGACTTGAAGAGTTGCGAGCCGATTGCCGACAGCCCCGTCGGCACCAAGAGGATGGCCGGCATCACCCCGATCGGCTTGCCGTCGCCATCGACCTGGTTCATGAAGGTTACTTCGCCTTCGGTCAGTCCGTCGATGGACAGGGCCGTGGTCGCGCCGCTGATGAAGTTCTTGTTGGCTGCCGAAAAGAACGTGGCGTTGTTGAGAAAGATGGACCAGAACACGTCGTTGATCTTGAGGCCCGATCCGCGGCCGAGCTTGCGCGGCACAGTCGTGATCGCATCCAGGTCGTCGTTGATGATGTCCCGGCGGTCGATGGACAGCACCAGGCCGTAGGTGTCGGCCCGGTTCTCGTACTTCTCTTCGCCCAGCGTGCCGTGCTTGAGCTCGCCGCCCGGTGCAACCTGTTCGTACTGGTCCTTGCCCACCAGCCGGTAGCTGGTGACGGTCTTGAAGTCGCTGACGTTGCGGACGGCCGTGATGTTCCGCCAGGTCCGCTCGACGCTGAAGAACCCATCGAGCAAGAACTTGTTGGCGACGTTCGAGAGGATGCCGCCGATGTCGATGGTGGAGAAGCCGGCCTCGAGCGTCGGGTTGAAGGCGAAGCGGAGCACGGTCCGGCTGTCGCGGAAGTTGCGGCCGGTGTAGCCGTTGGCCCAGGCCGCTTCGAGCAGCAGTTCCTGCAGGCCGATGCCGCCCCGGAACCGCTTGGTAGCGGTGTCAAGGGTTTGTTCGTCGAACATGGCCTCGATGTTGTCCACCCGGCCGGTGAGCAGGCACGCGGCCTCCAGGACACGGGCGTTGATCGTCTTGTCGGCAACGTGGATGGCCGGCGTTCGCGGCCGGTTGGCCCGCAGCACTTCCAGCTCGCATCGCGTCGCGTCCCAGCCTTCGCGGATCGCCTTGGCCTCAATCTCGGTGTGGCGGCCTGCGCACAGCCGGCGAATCTGGGCGATCCGTTCGATCTCGGCAGCCGCCTGCGCTCGAATATCCGCGACCGGGGTCGGCGGAGATGTTGCCGGCGGATCAACAAGGTCGAGGCGGTGAGGATTGCCGTCTTGGCGTGCTGCCTCGACATCATCCGTGTGGTTGTCGGTGGACATGGCTGCGTGCTCCTCATCGGGTTGACCATCGGTTACCGCTGCACCTGCAGCGACCGTTACACTCGTCTGGCCGTCGGCTCCCAGGTCGACGAAGCTGATCTCGCCCAGCGTCGCCTTGCGAACGACGTTAATCGCACCGTTGTACTCTCGACCGTTGACAACAGTCTTTTGCCGTTCCTTGACGAACTCGAACTCATCGACAGTGGCGCCCACGGATGCCTGCCAGGGGAATCCGTTCTTGGACGAGACGACCACCTCGCGGGCCGTCGGCGTGTCGCGGGAGATGATGCCCGTCGCCACGAGCTGCCCGCCGTCGATGCGGATGCTGTCCGTGTGCCCGACGCCAGCCGTTGGATCGTGGCTGAAGCGGATGGGCCGCGACTGCGACGGGATCGCCAAGCCCGCCAGGTCGATGACCACCGGGTAACGCCAGCCGGCGATCCGCATCGGCGCGCCGGTGTAAGCCACCATGCGAAAGCGCGGCAGCGCGGGCGCGGAACCTTCCTCGGCGGCGGAGACCATGTCGATCACCGCCGTTGCAGTCAGTTGCAAGGTGCCGGGCACGCCCTGGGCCTCAGGCTGCGCGGGTGGGCGCGTCTTGGTCGACGGTTTCGCCATCTTCGTTCTCCTCTACTTCTGCGGTCGGTTGAGCGGCGGCGGGCGTCAGGCCGAGTTCGGCCATCAACGACAGTTCTTTGGCCCGCTGCCGCAGCTGCGTTTCCCAATCGAGACCGCGCCGGGCATATTCGTCCGCAAGCGTGGTCGTGTGGTTGGCCAGGCGAGTGGCTTGAGCGCTGGCTTCCTTGGCGGGATCGACGTGTTCGTGTCCGTCCCAGAACCATTGGTGCGACCAATCGGCAATGGGTCCCAGCTCGTTGGGGAGAAGGCCGGGGATGAGCACAGCTTCGTCGAACCAGGCGGCCAGAATCCGGTCCAGAACGGCACATTCCAGGTGCGACTGATCGACGCGGATCGCCTTGAAGTACGTCTGGTGGTCGAGACGGCCGGAGGCATAGTTGTAGCCCGACGAATTTCCTGCCGCGACGTTGAACGGCATGTTGAGACAGCGAGCGATCTCGTTCAGAATCTCCTTTTTGAACTCGGCGTAAGTGGTCGCCGGTTGCTCGGCCTGGAGCTGGCTCATCTTCCAGCCGCCGGGCATCGTCACCAGCGCCCGCTGTTCCAGTTCGATCGGCTCGAATGGCTCGGCCGCCTCCGACTCGCCGCCGGCCGGGGCGTCGGTGTAGAGAATGCCGGCGAAGTCGGCGGCGGTTTCCGCGGCCGCAATCACAGCCAGCGTGAAACGCCGCAGCTGGGCGAAGAGCGGCAGCGCCGGCATGATGTCCGGGATGCCGCGGGCCTGGCCGGGACGGTCGGCCCGAAACCAGTGCAGCATCGACTCGGCCGGGACGCGGTCGTAGTCCAAGAAGGAGCGACCGGTCGTCTCGCCGGGATGCTCCCGGAGGACGTGGTACTCGACCGGGTTGCCTGCGTCGTCGAACACGATCCCATCGACGGCATTCTTGTCCAGTGCCTTGAGGTCCGGGGTGCAAACCTGGTCGGCTTCGACCGGGCGCAGGTCGAGCCGCACCGGCGTGGGCAATTTCGGATTGCTGGTCAGAATGGCGAACGCCTCACCGTCCTGCGCTCGGGCCATGCGCATGGTGCGCAGCTTCTCGGCCAGGCTGACTGCTTTGGACCAGCGGGCAAACTCCTGTTCGATGCGGCGGTTCGCCTCGGCGTCCTGCGTGAGCATTTGCAGCCGAGGGCCTGTGCCAATGGTGTCGTTGGCCAAGGTCAAGACGATGCCGCGGGCGTAGCTGTTGTTGGCGACCTCGTAGCGCGACCGGTTCCGCAGCACGCGCCGGACCTCGGCGCTGTTGGCGGCGTTGGCGGACAGGCCGTCCGCGTTGGCCCAGTGCCGGCGGTTGTCCTCATTGGTCACCGCCGCGTCGTAGCGGGCACGGAGCATCCGCAGGGCGCGACGCGGTGAACGCGACGGCGCCTTGGTCGTGAACAGGTTGGACAACCAGCGGAACACTCAGTTGGCCCCCGGCGGCACGAACTTGTTGAAGCGAAGGCCACGCTTTTTCTGACCGGCCGCTTCCTTCGATGCCAAGTAGCGGTCCGCCTCGATCTGTTCGTCGAGCTTGTGCTGCTCGACCGAGCCGGCGTCGCCCGAAGCCTTGGCCGGCCCCTGGGCGTTCTGGCGGATCGTGTCGTCGAGTTCGTCGGCCATAAGGAACGCTCCCCCGCGCACTGGCGAATGCAGCCCTCTACAGGAAGAGCTTTCCAGTTGGGGAGCGAATTGACGCAGGAGGCGGCGAAAACGAGAAGATCGTGCTACATCTAGCAATGCCGCACCCGGTCCGCAGCGGGAAACGACTCGAAGGTCACCACCTTCCGTCCGCAGTGGCGGCAGACTTTCCGCCGGCGGATGCGACCGTCGCGGAGCGGCTCGGTGTTGGTGGTGTAGAAGTGGCGGCAGCCGCAGCGGGGGCAGCGGAGGCCAAGGTCATTCCTGGCCGGTCGGGTTCCGGTCATCGCCGCCTCCTCTGCTGCATAGCGGCGAAGCTGAGACGCTCGCGCTTGGCGGGAGCCTGGCCGTCGGTGCCCGGCAAGACCACGCCCTGCATAGAGGCCGCCACGGCGCAGCCGACCAGACAGTCGAGCCAGTGGTTGTCGCCCCGCTCGGGGCGCTGCTTCCATTCATCCACCGTACGGCCCCGGCCCTCGGTCTTGACGCGGTACTCGGCGGTCAGGTGCTCCGCGAAGAGCCGGTGCATCTCCGGCTTGTCGCCGAACAGTGACAGGCAGCCCCGGTCACCCATCGGCACAGCCAGGCGGGCGTGGACGAAGGACTTCCAGTAGTTCGTGTCGTAGAGCGCGTGGCGGACGGCCCGCTTGCCGTGGACGTTGGGGACGCGCCAGTTGTGCCCGACGCGGTCGCCGGGCCGGCGCTTGTACTCGCTGAACGGCTGACTCGACGCGCCCACGAACCGCCCGTGGCTGGGCATGACGACCGAGGCGTGCGCCGACTGCCGGCAGAACTGGTAGACCACGTCGGTCGCCGAACCCCAATTGGCGTCGATCAGGCAGCGCTCGACCCGCAAGTCGGCCCCGTCGTCCCGCCGCCAGCCCTTGCCGAGGAGGTTGGCGGACAACGTCTCCAGACCGGCGTAGATCGCGCCCTCCAGGCCGCTGGCCCTGGTGACCGCCGCGAGCGTGAGGCGGGCGTCGCGGAGAGTGAAGTACGGCCGCTTCTGGTCGGGGAAGGTGCCGTAGTCGAGGACGTAGCCGGTGAAATCGTCCTCCCACGCCGCGACCACGAAGAAGAGCAGGTTGGCCTGCACGTCGATGAACATCGACAGGTGGTTGCAGCCGACCGGCACCTCACCGCGCTTCATCCGATTCAATTTGTCCGCGATCTGCTCGGCGGTCAGCTCGTCCGCGTCGGCCGTCTCCTCGGGCAGCGGCTCGTTCTGGTACTCGGCGAAGAACGCAGCCTCGTCCTGGAGCTTGAGGTTCATCGCGTGCTGAATCGCCGAGAGTTCATCGTGATTGAACCGCTCCGGCCAGGCGATGACCGCCCCCTCGTCCATTGCCTCGCGGTTCTGGCTATAGAACTCGGTCGCCTCTTCACCCGCGTTCCCTTGCCGCATGCTCTCGGCGCGAATCTCTGCGTAGCGTTGCCACAGCTTCTCGTTGGTCGGAAAAGAGTAGACCATCTTGGTCCGTTCGCCGTTCCACTCGGGGTGCTTGTCGCGGTTCAAGATGTTGTCGGCCATGTCGCTTGGCCGGATCACGGTGCAAGGCATGATCCCGCTGATCTTCTTGCCGGGGCCGGCCAGGCCGAGGACTGCACCGGCCAGGATGCTCTCGCGGGTGGCGCATTGCGACAGCGACCGCGCCGACTCGTCGGTCTGTGGATCGTCCAGGACGACCAGCGTCGGCCGCACCGTCTTGCCGTCGGCCCGCTTGTATTTCATGCCGCGAATGCGCCCGGTAATCCCCGCGACCTTGATGATCGCGCCCGACGCCTTGCTGCCGGGAATCGTCGGCAGCACGATCTCGCGCGCGGTCCAGCCGATGTGCGTGCGTTCGCCCTTGTAAAGCTGGCCGTTGCAACGGTTGGCGATGCCGTCGAGGCACTGAATCGGGTAGACGACCTCGGGGAAGTCCTCCAAGAGCAGGTCGTTGCCGTCCAGTTCCATCTTGATCGAATCGAGCATGTCCATCGCGTGGCCTTCGTCTGAACCGATGAGGCACATGAACTCACGATGCCCGTACAGCACCGCCCAGATGCAGGCGCACTCGCAGATGGTGCTCTTGCCGCTGCCGCGCGGCATGGCCATCGCAAAGAGGCCGCCACGCAACACGGCCTGCTCGATCCTGGCGATAACCTTCAGGTGGTCCTTGGACCACGGCAGGTGGAAGGTCAGCGGGAAGTAGGTTTCGCAGAAGAAGCGGAAGTTGGCTTCGGCCTGCGCCTTCCGCCCAGGGTCCACGACCGCCGGCAGCTCGCCAATGTCCCGGCCGGCCAGCGACAGCGCGATGTTGCGGGCGCGGGCACGGTCCTTGAGCTTCTCGTACGGATCGCCTTCCGGCTCGGGCCTCGGTGTATGCCGCAACTGCACGAGCCAGGCGACGTAGCGCAACAGGTCCACGTGCCGGGCGTCGCCGATGCGCAGCCCGGCCCGCGAGCGATGGCGGTGAAGTTGCCGCTCGCTCAACACCTCGCCAAAAGGCGTCGAGTTCACGAGGCGGCACAGCTCGCTCGGTCGCAGCTTACGCGGGTCAATCGGCACGGCCCATCTCCTTCAAGAGCCAGGCGGCGTAGTGGACCAGGTTGATCGTGCCGTCGGCGTTCGTGGGCGCGCCGGCGGCGACGTCGGCCTGGAGCATCTCGATGGTGACTGTCTGGCCGCCCACGCGGGCCAGCAGCCGGGCGGCGTCGGCCAGCGCCAGCGCGTTCGGGTTGAGGCCGGCCGCCTCGCGGTAATCAGTTGTCATACCGCCTCCGAAAAATCTCGGAATTCCTCGGGAATTCCGGGCACATCGCCTTGCCTTTCTCGCCACCTCCGCGCAACTGACTGATGTTCACATGTACATCAGTTCGCCCACGCGAGTTGCGAGAGACGGCACCATGATCGAAGCACGCCAGCTCACTTTCGGGGTCGAGATCGAGACGGTCGCCCCCGACCACCTGGTCCGCCAGGAAGGCGGCCTGCGCCTCCGCATCGGGCCGCGGCACCGCGGCATCCAGGTCCCCTACCTGCCGGCCGGCTGGAAGGCGGAACACGATTGTTCGATCGGCGCCGACCACGGCGGGCACTCCTGCGAGATCGTCAGCCCCATCCTGCAAGGCCCCGAAGGGCTGGCGGCGGTGATTCAGGCCTTGCAGGTGCTCAAGGACAACGGCCACTCGGTCAACGCGAGCTGCGGCGTCCACGTCCACGTTGGCTGGCCGCGCCAACTTCCCGCCGACGCCCTCGCCCGCCTGGTGACGATGGTCGCCTACGTCGAGAAGGGCCTGTACGCGATCACCGGCACGAAGAACCGCGAGCGCGGCACCTATTGCCGGGGCGTTCGCCGGTACAACGACCGCGCCAACGCCAGGGACCAGATCGAGCGCGTCCGCTACCACGTTTTGAACCTGACCAACCTCGCCCACGGGACCAAGCGGACCATCGAGTTCCGCGTCTTCTCGGGCTCCCTCAATCCCACCAAGGTCGTCGGCTGGGTCCAGGTCTGCCTGGGCCTGGTCGAACGCGCACTCAACGGCAAGCGCACGCCGGTCTGGCATCCCAAGCCACCGAGCGGCGGCTGGAAGAAGGCCGGCGAGGGCCAGAGCGAGGTCGAACGCCTGTTCGGCTTCCTGGCCTGGGGACCGGGCTACGCCAGGATTCACGGCGGCCGGCAGTACGGCTGGATGCTGGACGCCGAGACCCAGGACGCGGTCAAGGCCGAGTTCCGCCGCCTGGCCAGGAAGTACGACGAGCAGGCTTAACCGGAGAAGAACCATGTGCGGCATCTTTGGATTCATCACGAAGAAGGGGCATGGGCCTGACCTGTCCCGCCTCAAGCGCATCGCCAGGGAAACCGAACGCCGGGGACACCATGCGTTCGGCCTGGCCTGGGTCGCGGCCGACGGCCGTCTGCACACCTTCAAGCGTCCGGGGCCTGCCACGGCCTGTCTCGACGACTTCGACCGGTGCGAAGGAGCGTGCATCGTCATCGGTCATTGCCGCTGGGCGACGCACGGAACGCCGGACGACAACCGCAACAACCATCCGCACCCGGCCGGCCGGGGCTGGCTGGTCCACAACGGCGTCGTGCTCAACCACGCCAGCCTGGTCAAGCGCTACCGCCTGACGCCACAAACGCAATGCGACAGCGAGGTCCTCGGCGGACTGATGGCCCGGTTCGCCGGGTCGCTGGCGGCGCGGGCGGAACACACCGTTCGACTCGCCGAGGGGCCGCTGGCGCTCCTGGGCGTCTGGCGAGCACCGCCGCGCCTTCTGATCGTGCGTCACGGCAACCCGCTCCACTTCGGCGAGGCCCACGAAGGCTTCTACTTCGGCTCCCTGGCCGATGGTCTGCCGGGCCGGGTGCTGCCGATCGCCGACGACCGCGTGCGGGTGCTGGTCTACGACGGAGAGCTTCGCTTCGGAACGTAAAAGCCGAAACGCCGCGGACAGCGCGGCGTCGCGGCGGGTGGTTCCCGCCGCCTGATGATGGCAGCCAAACCATCGGGAACGCCGTGGGAGAACAACGCCATGACCGAGAAGGATTGGGACCTCTTCTTCGACCTGCTGGAGAAGATCGTTTCGCAGCCGGGCTCCTGGAAGGAGAAGAAAGACGCGGTCGAGAACCAGGCCTCGACCCGTGGTGCCGACAACGCGCTCGAAGAGTTCGCGGGTTGGTTTTCGGAATAAAGCCGAAACGCCACAGGTCTGCCCTGTGGCGTCGCGGCAGGTGGTTCCCGCCGCCTGATGATGGCAGCCAAACCATCGAGACCTCGAACGAGGAGATTCATCATGAAGAAGGACGAGATCAAGGTCGGCGGAACGTAC